AATACCGTTACTACGCTTAAACGAACATAGTACCTTTTTCTCCCAAATAGTTGCTGATACCCTGTTACAGGGTAGACCTCTTAGATGGCGTTTTCCGGGTCTTATTATAGCAAGGAACATGGCTATCTTATCTATGCTATCTATAGGCTCAGGCATAGCAACCAATGTTTTATAATGATTTCCTAGATGTGTTAGTTGTTCAAAAAAGCCTTGATCGTATAGCTTGAGCCAATCTGGCTCACGATTCATTAATTCATTTAGGTGAGCTCGATCCCGAATCTGCTTGTATAGATTTACGTTCAAGAGATCTAATTTGAAATAACCACGCTGTTCAGCAGCTCGATATTCTATAGCAGCATACCCAGTTTCAAGATCCTGCGGAATGTCAGTAACATAAACACCGGTTTTATGCATGATTAATTCATTATTTTGCAGCATAGACGCAGGAATATGCTGAATTTTAGAAAGAATTTTACTTCTATCGCCAAAATCTATGTCTACATCACTAGTAAATTTCATAATCCAGACTTTTCTAAAACCGATCTAGCAAATGCAGCATCTTCTGGATATTGATGAAATTTCTTTTGCCAGTAATCTGGATCAATATATATCATGATCATATCCAATTGATCCTCGTTCAATCTTGATAAGAAATCCTGTCCTGAGTCGCAATTGAATATCGCCCAGGGGCTGATATAACCTCGTGCTATATTATGACATATGCGATTTTCATTAGCATATCTAAAGTAATCCTTGAACCCATTTTTAAGCTCTTGATGCTCAGTAGCATAATCATGCATGGTACGTACACCACGTTCTAATGCATCATTTATGTTTTCTCGTTGTAGGTATTCTATCAACCACTTGGTGTATAAACTATCTCTGCACCATCTGTCTAACTTTTCATTTGAACGCAGTAACCATAAACAGTAATCTTCATAGTTAATACATTTAACCTCGTGACAGTATCTGCCAAACCTCACAAATGCTGTATAATAAGCACTACCAACGAAATCTTGATATGTTTTTTCTTTGGTAGCTGTTTTTGACAGATCGTTAAAAATACGATATGCTCGATAGCCCCATTGCACCCCTACTTCATTCTCCTGTTGAAATCTACGCTTAGTTTCACATAAATGATGAACTAGAGTAGATTCTTTGGCAAAAGTTTTTTTACAATACCCGCATTCATATCGAGGCTGAGATTTGTTTGTCATCAATTCCATGTTCTTTAGCCAACTTGATAATATCCTGCTCGGACATTATAGCATATAAAACTTCAATTTCTTGTTCAGATAATTCAGGATAGATTTTCTCTACCAAGGATTTGGACTTGTTGGTCTTAGTCGGTTTCAAAAAATAATGCCTATGAACTCCCATGCCTGGACTTACTGTGGTACATAGTAGCCATTGTAATTTAGGATGCCTACTTAACCCAAAAAAGTTTTTATTTACTCTTTGATTCTGTGCTAAAAGATAGTAATATTCTAGTTCGGGTATACCTTCAACTGAACCCGAATACTTAAACATCAAGAAAGTACTAAACTTCTTGCGTTCTTCATCACTAAGACTATCGTAAAATCCACGGTCCTTGGTGTCAATAGCTCGTAGCTGTGTACTTAATGATAGTTTAGTAGACATTACCAGGCTCTATTAAAATCTACCACTTCGCTTGCTCGGCCAATTTCTTTTACAAAGAATACACACATAGGGTTTTCTTCTTGTTCAATTGGTACTGCTAATAATTGTCCAGATTTAAGTTTAGGAAAATACCATTTGACATCTTGATATATATCTACAATTTCAATTGTTTCAAATTTAGGTCTAAAACTATGTATGGGATTTATACAAAATGCAGAAAAGCCACGATCATTTATGCTGGTAAGTGGTATAACTTCTAAGTCACCAATCTCACTTTCGCCAATTAGTATTTGCCAGTCTACAGGCATTTTTATTGTTGTTTCCCCTATACGTAAAACCAAGGCAGGAGCATTAAAACTTTCTAGGAAAATAAGCGGTATGAAGAAATAATCAGGATTTTTGGGATCAGAATTATCTAAAACGCAAAAACGCAGATCTTCTACTTCATTTGGTATGTCATTTAATTCGTATGCTCGGTTGGTTTCTAAATCAAGTATTCTTGTCATGTTGTTATTATATATATTTTAATTGTTCCAAGTCAAAGGGATATTTTACCTCACGATAAAAAGCCTTTCTTTGTGTAAGATGTCGCTTACTGAACTTACATGTACTAGTTATGTCCCAGATTTGTACGAAGTCTTTGTCTGACGCTTTACGAATACCTCGCCCAATGCTTTGTATGACACGTACAAAACTCTTACCAGGCTCAATGAGCACAAGATTAAAAATCCTAGGAATATTGATGCCAACTGCTGCCACACCATAGGTTGCCACAATAACTTTATCTGCTGCCGTTGCCACTTTGTCATATTCATCCTGCCTATCAGTGCCTTTGGTGGCACCCGAAACAAATACTGCATCACGTATTTTTGAAACAAGATTTTGTCCTGCTGCTACTCGGTCAATCAAGATCAAGGTATTGCCGCCACTGCGAACTCGTTCTATTAGATCAGCTACAGCCTGTAATCTCGTTTCATCACTAAGAAGAAACTTGACCTCATGCTGATAGTTCTTGAACTCTTTATGATCGACTAGCTGCAAAATATTTACATGACAATGAGCCAACACTCCTTGCTCTTGTAGATCATTAGCTGCTAGTTTTCCAACAACTGGTCCTAGCATACACAGCAAGGCCATACGATTAAAATCTTCTTTTGGTATGGTGCCTGTTAGGCCCCATCGAATAGGTATGTGACTAAGTATACCAGACAATAAGGTTTTTAATACGTCTGCTTTAACTTGATGCGTTTCATCAACAATCACACAAACTACATCTTGAATAAAAGACATTATATCAATGTCTTGGCCAGGTTTGGTTCCCGAAGCTTTCATTAACACATTAACACTTTGCCAGGTACATATAGTATGTCTACATTCTAGTTCTTTACGATCCCCAAAATAGACACCAACGTCTAAGCCCAAATTACGATAATCCCGTTCGGTTTGGACTACTAGGCTTTTATTTGGTACAATAACCAAAGATCTTCCATATGGTTCTATTTGAGCACTGAGAGCAGCAGTCATTATTGTTTTTCCGCTGCCAGTAGCGACTTCTTGTATTGACTGCGAATTGGCTAGAAACCGATTTACGATTTCAACTTGGTAATCACGTAATACTATAGGTTGTCCTTGATCCACATGCCCTTCAGGCCAGGTGCGATCAGAAAACGTAGTTTCGTTTATTTCAACAAAGGCAAAATCAGTCTTATAATTTCTCTGGTCATCTACATCAATATCATAGTTATGTTGTTCTAATACTGGAATTATATCCGGCAGCAGATTTATATAAGTAGATCCTGCTAGGCTAAAGTAGGAGACTTTGCCATCCCACCTACCTAACTTTACTGCTGGCAAATGCCTTGCACCAGGTATTTCAAATTTGAACTTATTTGTCAGCAATCTTCTTAAGGCTACATCTAATCCTTCTATTTTGACATTGACTTCATCACGAATAATCAACCTGGCATTATTCATTTTCTGATAACACCGTGTGCGTGAAACTGATAATTTTGTCTGATTGTTGACATATTAGTTGCCGTTTGTGTCCTATCATGTAGGTATGGGAAGTTAATAATAAGTCTACCTGTTTAGGAAAACTCGTAGTTGTGCAGCATGTTATTTTGATATTGTCTAGTTCTTGTGGTAATAAACTGGCACGCAACTTATCTGAAATCCTTAGTGTATTGTCATCATATATGGCTATGTGTTGTTTACCTGTTAATCTAATATAATCTATAACAAGGTTAACTGGTACTGACTTAGTATAAACGATAGTTTGCTGTTTGGCAGTAAGTAAATCTATAATACGTTGATTTGTAGTGACCTCGGCGAATAGACTAGGATCAACAGTGTACTTACATACTCCACTTAGGTCAAGTAATTTAACAAGGTTGTCATAAACAACACCACCGTTTTGTTCAAGATAATCAACCAAGGAATCGCTGGCATTTTCTAGTACTAATTGACCATCTTTT